TTATTTTTCATTTAATTGATTCTCTTCCAAGATTCCAGGTGTAATCATTTTCTTAAAGTCAAGCATCTTATCAAGTTCATCTTCAGAAATAAGTCCTTCTTCTAATACAAGCGCTCTTATAGTTTTACCTGTATCTTGAGCTTTGTGGGCTAGTTCACTTGATTTTTCATAACCTATATGAGGTGCGAGGGCTGTTACAAGTCCTATACATTTTTCTACCTCATCTTGAAGTTTTTCTTTATTGGCTGTAATACCATCAATGCAATTTACTCTAAGTGTATAGATTGCTCCTTTTAAGGCTCTTAAAGATTCGAAAAGTTTGTAAAATATAACTGGTTCAAAGGCATTTAATTCAAGTTGACCTGCTTCTACTGCCATTGTTACAGTGGTGTCATTACCTATAGCTGCAAAAGCAACTTGATTTACCACCTCTGGTATAACTGGATTTACCTTACCTGGCATAATAGATGAACCTGCTTGTCTTACAGGTAGGTTTATATCACCTATACCAGTTTGAGGACCTGATGACATAAGTCTTAAGTCATTTGAAATCTTTGAAAGAGATGTGGCAAAAGTCTTGAGAATTGATGATGAAAAAAGAAAAGAATCAAGATTTTGTGTACCATCTACTAAGTCTTCTGCTTGTTTTAAATCAAGTCCTGTAATCTCTTTTAAAACACCTACAATTTCTTTAACATAAGTACTATCTGCATTAAGACCTGTTCCTATTGCAGTAGCACCAAGATTTACTGAAGATAAGATTTCTATTGCACTATCCATCCTCTTATAGTCTCTTTTTATAGCACATTTATAAGCGTTAAATTCTTGCCCTAAACTAATTGGAACAGCATCTTGTAATTGAGTACGACCCATCTTATAAACATCTTTAAATTCTTCAGACTTTTTTTCTAAAGATGCTAAAAGATTTTCACACTCATCTTTTAATTCAATAAAATATCTAATAAGTGCAATTTTTCCACTTGTTGGAATAACATCATTAGTAGATTGACCCTTGTTGACATCATCATTTGGATGAACCATGTCATATACACCAAGTCTTCCTCCAAGTTTTTCATTTGCAATGTTTGCAATAATTTCATTAGCATTCATATTATAGCTTGTTCCAGCACCGCCTTGAATAGGATCAACTATAAAATTATCTCTATATTCTCCATCTAAAAGCTTGTCGCACGCATACAAAATAGCATCCTTTTGCTCAGTTGTTATCAAATCAAGCTTTTCATTTTCTATAGCACAAGCTTTTTTCACTTCAATTAAAGCATCTAAAAACTTATCATCAGCTTTAAGCCCTGTTATAGGAAAATTTTCTTCCGCTCTTTTGGAATTGGCACCATAATAAGCATTTTCTAAAATATCCATATCACCTACTGAATCATGTTCTCTACGAAACCTAGTCATTTTATCCTCCATTCGATTATAATAAATAAGACCCAATGTTTACAAATATTATTATATTGTAAACGTTTTTACATGTAAAATTATAACTTTATCATATAATCCATAAGCTTAAACTTATATACCTTGATTTGAGAATGTTAAAGACTTGCAAATTTCTAAAATTTTATAAAACTTTTAGAAAGATATTTAAAAAATTCAAATAAAACATTTTTTATTTGATAAGTATTTACTTGTTTACTTTTATCAAATAAATTATAAGAAAATTTAATTTTCAAAAATTATGCTGTTAAAAATAGATATTAAATACTATAAAATTTTAAATAAAAAAAAGAAATGTCTATAAAACATCCCTCTTTTTTTAATATGGTGCAGGTAGAAGTATAAATCCTATGAGTAATTAACTAGTTTACAGGACTGAATAACTACAAAAAAGCTACAATTTTTAAATATCTTTAATAAAATTATTTGTACATAGTCAAGTTTATTCCTTATTTAATAATAAGTCCATATAATCTAATAAATAATAAAGTGAGCTTTGCTCTGATTTAATATAATTTTCGTTGTACACTCCTTTTTTTAATTCCTTTTTTTCATAATATAATTTTTTGTTCTCAAAATATTTTTTTCCATTATTAAAAGAACCTTTATTTTGAGTTATAAACTTAAAAACTCCATTTCCTTTTTTGTAGTGTAAACCAATCAATTCATTTATATTTTATTAATTGATGCAGCTACCCAATTTTCAAAGTTATTATATGTCAAAAAAATATTATTTTTAATATTTATTTTTTCTATAGTTTTTATCAAACTTTTTAACTTTTTCTTTTCATTTTGTACGCTAGTACATCTATCTAAATCCATTATAAACAAAGCAATATAGTTATTTTACAAATAAAAAAGACCACCAGCCAAAAGCCAGTGGTCAATGTAGAAATTTGGTAACCTACTACATATAGTCTACCTATCATTTATATTATACTACTTATTCTTACTCTCCCAAACCTTAGACTCAATAGCAGAATTCAAAAACTTATCAGTATTCTCAAACTCTTTCTCTAAGATTTCTTTAGTCTCCTTATCTAACATATCAAGTACTTCTTTTTTAGTTGCATTAAAAGCTTCCTCTGCTTTTCTTTTACCAAAGCCATTTTTATCTTTTAACTCTTTTACAAAAGTTTGATTGGTAGTATTAACTGCCAAAGTAACAACTTCTAAAGCTTTCTCAATAGCCCTCTTTGCTTTCTCATTATTGATATTGTTCCTAGTATACTCTTTAACTTGTCTTGTTAGTATCTTAATCAAAGCACATAAGCCAATTGTTAAAATCGTTAGCATTAAATTATTAAAAATGTTATTCATTTCATATCTCCTTAATTACTTAACACGTTCTACTATTATTTTTCCTTCTTCATTTAAAGGTATATTCTCAACCTTTTTATAAACAACCATATATATTTCTCCCATATCTCCATTGTAGGTAAATTCATAATAATATGCCCCTTTTATTGGTGTACTCATCAAACACTTACTATTTTGTAAAGTTTTACAAGTCCAAACTGCAAATACATCATCTGCATCTATTTCTTCTTTAATATCAACTCTTTTATTTTCATATTCAGCAACTTTTCTTTGACTTAATTTTAAAAATTCTTCGTGTTTTATCATTTCTATTATCTCCTTTAAATTTAAATACTAAAAAAGCGACTACATATGTAATCGCTTAAAGTGTTTATTTACTTAATTTATCTTTAATTCTTGTTTTAATCCCTCTTGCAATACTCTAGAGAAATTAATGTTTTTTTGACTTGCTAAAATATCTAACCAAACTGGTATTGTTAGAGTTTTCTTTTTATAAATATCTTTTGTTTTTGATATTTCATAAGGCAAGAAAAATGATATAAACATTATATTTTTATTATTATCTTTATTTTCAAACTCTTCATTTTCTCTTAGCATCTTAGCATAGTCTTTTTTATCATCAATAAAGTCTTGTATAACTAAAGTCATTATCTCTATCAAGTTAGTTTCTAAATCTTTTACAGTGTTTCCATCTGTAAAAACTGATTCAAAACTTGGTACTTCTGCATAATAGCAATTATCTTCATCACTCCAATAATACAAAGCTTTAAATTTTATATAGTTCTTATCCATAGATAAACCTCCTGAAATTTTAAGGGTAGCGGATTGTTTTACCAACCCGCTTGTCTTTTAATACTAGCTAAAGTATCTTTTCTTAAATCCTTTGTAGGATGAGGTACTGTAACTAGTCCCTTCTTGTAAGGATGCTTAAAATGATGATGGTCGCCTTTTACTCTGACTAAATACCATCCTTCAGCTTCAAGCTTCTTTATTATTTCTCGAGAACTCATTAATTCCTCCTTACACCTATTATTATAACACGTATTTAATACGTGTCAAGTATTTTTTATCAGAATTTTATCCAAGGTGTAGTATCTCCTGTTAATTGTCTATAAGCTACAAATCTTCTTTCACCCGAATATCCAATATAAGATATCCACCTAAATCCATCACACTCATACACACTATCATAATTTATACTTTGTCCCACTCCATAAGTAGCCACAATAGGAGCATTTGTGTTTGGTTCGCTCCTAACATTACAAACCGCTTGGGTAACTCCTGTCCAGTTTTCATATTTAATAAATTTCTTACCACTATATTCTTCTTGTTTTACTTCTGTTCTTTCTGTGCTGTCATCTGCATTTCCAATCGGTCTAAAATATCTTACTGGATAATAGCTATTGTCTAAATAATACCAATATCCCTCGGACTCATTATTGGTTGTTACTGTCCAATTTTGCCCAGCATTGCAATGTATAATTTCTCCTTTTCTCAAAAATATACCTGTATGTCCATATTCTCCACCAGAACCACCCTCACGTCCTTTTACGAATATATCACCTCGTCTTACCTCTTTATAAGAGATTTCTTTTAGATATTTACCTTGCCTAGCTAATCTAAACAAATCCTCGGTAGAGCCATTCCACATTGTTTCTGGGATAAATCCACCTTTTTTTAAGCACTTATAAACAAAAGATGAGCAATCGTCTGTATTAGAGTTATAAGAAGCTTCTGCCCCTATTCGTCCACCACCCATTACATACTTAGGTACATGCCATCTACTTTTAGCATAAGTAATCATATTTTCTATATTTGCCATAAATTCCTCCTATTTTTTTGCTATACAAAAGGACTAGATTCACCTAGTCCTTAAGCTCCCTTCTTAAAATCTTCCGCTACATCATCAATTTTAGAATTTAAAACAGTAACATCTTTTTGAATCTGATTAACCCCTTGCTTAATCTCAGCAAGGGCAGTTTGAGACGACGAACTATGCACCTCCAACTTATTATTAAGCCCACACAATTCTTGATTAGTCCTTTCCGCCCCAACAGCAAATCTCTCACTAATCTCAGCAAGCTTATTGTTACTCTCCCTTTGAATAGCCCTATCTTCCTTGCGTTCCTCCCTTTTAATCCTAGTATCGTCCATATAGGTTTTTAAAAAAATTCCCGCAATGACAATTAAAGGACCATTCTTAACTAATGCACTCAAAAGTACACCTAACTCCATAGGGTTCCCCTTTCCTTAAACAAAAAACTACTTCTTATCTTCACTAACTCTAGGAGTCATCTTAATCATCATAACTTGCTCATCACTAAGTAAATTTAACTTCTTGGCCATATCAAGATAAGACTCCTCAATCTTCCTTTCTGCCCAGCAGAACATACAATACTGAAAGAACCACTTATTCTCCATCATCATCCCTCCTTCCTTTAATATCCCTAAAATCTTTAAGATTAAAAAATCATAATCACTAAGCTTCATTTTTTCATTAGGTAAGAGCATATCAACCATATATTCGCTCATATTTACCCCCTCAACCCATTTTTCGCCATCAAACTTAGGTTTGATATATCTTTCGTTAGGTTTTATAAGAGTATATTTAAAATCATGCTCTACATTGGTATCAATCTCCAAGCTCCCAATAAAAAAACCCATATCATCCAAGATATAGGCTAACTTAAAATCTACTTTATCAAACACATCTACCAATCAGCATCACCTGCCCTATAAATCATATCAATCTCAAAGGAATCTCCAACGCTTGGGCTATAAGAATTACCCTTTTGCCCAATCCAAGTAATACCTCCACCAGAAGTGATACCCAAACCTACAATTACATACCCTCCATTTTGTGCTAAAATAGGTAGCATAACCTTAGGTCCCCAACTAGCAGGTACACTGCCCCAAACACTCCACCTATTAGTTGGATTAGCACCACTTATCTTAACCTTCCCCCACAAATGCACATGGCCAAGAGGATCCCTAGTAGCTTTAATATATCCACTAAGACCATTCAAAGATACATCAAAAGGCTTATTTTGACTAGAATTGTATGGAACTATCTTTTCCTTAATAGCAATATTATTCATAAAATTAACATTACCACTAAAGAACAAATCTTTTCCCCAAGTCCCAAACCAATTAGTTCTTACACCTTTTATTATGAAATCTAATCTTGATCCAAAATCTCCACAAAACTCAGCTTTCTTCTCTCCATCTCCATCAACTTTAATAATTCCATCAACTTCAAGACCCTTGTCAATCTCAGGCACCTTACCAATCCCTACAACAGGTTTACTAGCACCTATAACCAAAGATTGAGGCGAAGCAGGAACAACTGACAAAGCCATATGAGACTTAAACTTATCACTAATCCTAGCCCTAACATCATAAGCCTTAAAATCATCAAGACTAGCCCCTAAATTAATCTCATCATTAAACCTACCATTTCCAACAGTAGCAGAATAAACAGTCTTCCAAGAATTAGATCCCTTCTCAGTAAGTTCTACAACAACACTAAGTGGATTCTTATTATCAATTACAGTAGACTCAAGACTCAGCCTAGCCTTACCTAACCTGCTATTAGCAGAATCCCTATAAGCATTAAAAAAAGATATGTTAGGCAAGTTATAAGGATTTAAATTAATAGTCCTTGTTGTGCTTGCACTCATATCTCTACTGTCGTTTACTGTTATTTTTACACTTTGACTTCCCGTTAAATTAATGTCTTTAATTATAGCATCTTGGCCAGAAACATTGTAGGGTCCTATACTTACATTTACACTTTTAATACTAGCCCCATATTTACCAGACCCATTTGTTTTTATCCTCAAATCTGTTAAGTGTTGGTAAAATGGACTAGATCCTATTATATTAATTTTATTCTGGTTAGCTTCTGTTATATCTACACTATTAATACTTGGTCCTGCTGAACTTGGTACATTTAAAGTTAAATTTTTTGAAGATGTACCTATTCTTGTATTTCCATCATATGTTTCTAGGGTAAAAGTAAGGTTCATGTTTTTTAAATTCTTCATGTAATTTGTCATCACATTTGTGGAATTTGACCAATTCACAGAGTTAGAAGATGTTTTATCTACAATTGTTTCACTATTTCCAGAATAAGATACTTTTACAGTATGGGTAAAAGAAGAAACTTTTTTATCAATAGCAATTTTAACATCATTTCCTGCATAAATGCTTGTTATATTAGTTCCTGAAGAATTTTGCAAGGAAAAGGAAGATGCTCTAGGAATTTTAGATAAGGAAAAATTTCCAGAAACATATCCTGTTGCCGAAGTCGACCAAAGACTAGCAGAAAATGAAAAGGACTTAGACCCATCTTCATTATGTTTTACTGTAGTAGTACCAGAAGCTAATTGCTGACTTCCTCCACCCCTTAAATCAAAATCTCTTCCTGTCTGATTATGAACAGTTGATCCATTTATTACTACACTTGTTTTACCTGTATGATAATTATTCCAAAATCCATAACCTCCAACACCCTGTATGTATAAATTATAATATACAGTAGATGTATTATTAGCTATATTTTGGCTTTGTTGTCTTATTTCTAAATGTATGGTTCCTGTACCATTATTAATCGTCTTGCTATATGTTGCCATTCACACCTCCTAGATATTAGGACTTATTACAGTAAATTTATTTCCATTTAAATCCACCTTATTTGCCACATGGTAACCAAATTCAAAGGCTCCCGAAACTTTTAAGTTTGGAGTTTCTGTTTGGTTGTTTGCAAATCTTGCAACTACTTTCGTACCGTCTGTAATCTCCAAGGCATTATTAATAAGTCTTAACCTTACCTGTTCGCCCTCTTTTCCAATTAAAACTCCTTCTTCTCCAAAGTGTAGGTAGGTATTAATTGCTTCCAAAGACAATTTCCCTGCCCCTACATTGGCTTCGATTATGCTTAATCTATCTTCTAAAGATAAAGCGTTAGAATCTATGGCAGTCTTTAATTGGTCTAGGTAGGCTTGTTGTTTCATAAGATCTATTTTATTTTGATTTAATTCTTCAGCTGTTGGATACATGGCAAAGTGTACTTGCAAATCTTGTAGACTTTCTTCACTTGCTTTTTCTGATATTGCGTCATCTACATCTGCATAACAAGGAGACCACTCAATAGCAGGAATATCACCTCGGCTTAATACCGCCCACTCAATCGATACCTTATTGTTGTTTTTATCAGTTCCATTACCATTGCTCCAAACATATAAATTAATATATGGTGGATTAGTTTGTTCATAATGTTTTGCTCCCCAAGATACATCAGCAAAAGTCTTCCAAGGGAAAGTAAAAGACTCTATTATATAATCATCACTTGGATTAATATATTTCCCTCCAAGAATTATAGAACCACCTGAATTAAATAAATTAAAGCCATCTCTCTTTTGTGTCTTTATTTTACAAGTAAAAGTTACAAGCTCATTATCTTTTAAACTTTCACATAGTTTCCATGTGCCTCCTACATACTTTACATTATCTACAATAGGCACATTAGACTTTCTTAAAAGATTTTGACCGATTTTACCAGTTTTTCCATCTTTGCCTGGTATTCCTTGTAATCCTTGCTTCCCAGGTTCACCTTTTTCACCCTTATTTCCTTTCACCAATTGCCATGTATATTTTTTAGGATCTGTAGAATCTTCCTTGGTAAAATCCGTATAAGTTCCTATATACATTTTTTCACCAGCTTGACTTGGAGAAAAGTCCTTGCTTCCATCTGAAGAGTTCGCCCAAGCTGTATGAAAATATGGAGTCTTACCATCAGCACCTGCTTTACCTGGTATTCCCTGACTTCCGTCCTTACCAGGCTTCCCATCATCTCCAACATACTTTGACCATTCGTATTTACTAGGACTTCGGGAATCTTCTTTGGTGAAATCTGTATAAAATCCAATATATTTTTTACCGTTTGTTGCTGTTAATGTAAATCCAACAGCTCCATCAGAGCTATCCGCATAAGCAAAATGCATGTATGATGTTTTACCATCAGCCCCAGCTTTACCTGGCATACCATCTTTTCCATCTCGACCAGGAGGACCAGGAGTAAGTTCAATAAGCTCTAAATCTCTTTTAGTAACAGTATCTTCCCACCTGTCGCCTTTCCAAATCCTTTTGAAATGTTTACCTTGGCCATCATCCCACTGCCATACATCTCCCCATTGCAAAATCGTCCTATCAGGCTCTTCCTCTTGCTTATACACACCAATAGAAAGATTCTTAATATTAAAACTAGCAGTGGCCACAGCTACATCATTAAGCATGGCAGAACAAACAAAATCAGCCTCAAGCTCAATATCAGACCTTATAATCTCAATAAAGTGTTCATTCATATCCTTATGATCTTCATTCCACTTATCATCACTTGCAACAAGCTTATCAGGATACTTAGACACCCTTTCCCAAATAAATCCATCAACATTCGCTGATTGATCAATACCAGCCTTAGTAAGGCTAACTATAAGATGAGTATCTACGACATCATCCTTAAATACATTCCCAGATGATGAGCTTATCTTCATTTCATAAGGAATATTCTCCCAATTATATTTGAAATCTCTAACACTATCTTGAAGTTTAACAAGCCTTTCAGCTATCCCACTTTCTCTTGGAACAAAATTTGCAAAAATGGCCTTATCAATATATTTAGAAGTTGTAGAAGTAGTAACCTCAACAAGTCTAGCATCTAGATATAAGGCTGGATTATAATCATGGTCTATAATTCTAACCCTATCTCCAATATCTATATCCTTAGGAATCTTATCAGGGCTTACATCATAAGTAACTTCTGGACTATTATTCTTTTTAAGCTGTCCTAAACATTCATCAAACAAAGCCTTTGCACTAGTAGCCTCAGACTCATATATCCTGGTAAGATACCTACCCTTACTATTAGGTTTAGACCATATCTTATTAGCTTCCCTATCGCAAACTCTTCCCCTACTGTCGACAAAAAATCTACCATCATCATACTTATATCCGATAAGATTAGTAGCCTTCTCAACTTCCTTAGTGTCAGATACAGTCTCAAGCACAGTTTTAGTTTTTTTATTACCTGTCTTAGCAGGATTAGTATACCTTTCAGACCTTTTCATTATATTAGCAATCTTAGTATGCCAATTAGGGTCAGTAGCATATTGGTGTACTCCACCATTAAATCTCATCTTGTATAAAGTAGTTTGCTTGTATGACGAATTATAGTAGTTCTTAGCAATCCACTTAGCTCCATTTATTATTCCACTAGCCAAACCTGGGTTAGAGAAATTTCTGGCCATATCAGGATTGGAGTCATAAGCCATTATTCCAAAATAGTTATTATATTTTTTGGCGATATTGGATCTACCCCAAGCAGACTCCAAAGCGGCATGTGCAAGTATATACCTTGCATCAAGTCCTGACTGCTTTTGTGCCTCCATAAATACATTGCCTTGACCATTAAAAGGACTACCAGGTGAAGTAGCTCTTATCCAATTGTTTAATTGCCCAGCATTAAGACCATCTAAAGTCCATCCTAAATCATGTTTAGTCAAATCACTGTCAGTCCAATACCTTACATTAGACTTACTAACAGTCCCAGCTCCAGAATTCTTCCATCTAAACCACCTTACAGGTGGACCACCAGTCCTGCCATCAATAGGCGTGATAGATATACCTCTATCACCATAATTACAATGAATAATAGTATTCTTATCTATTACAGCCCCAGTATGGCCACCAGCTCCACCAGAAGCCCCTTGTCTACCAGCTACGAATATATCTCCAAACCTTATATCAGACCTAGATATTTCATCCAGGTACTTTCCTTTCATTGCAAATAGAGTCTCAGTTGAACCAATAAAATGATTAGATGGAATAAGACCTGCATGTTTAGCTGCAAAATGCACAGCAGAAGAACAATCATAAGAACTAGGACCAAGTCTATTATACATAGAATAGCCAACCTTTCCCTTCCTCGACTTAAACCAATCAATAAACTTTTCAAGCTTACCATAAGAATAAGTTGATTCAGGTACATCCTCATTGACCTCAATAGTCTTCTTTATAGTCTTAGTCGTCTTAATAGTTTCCTTGTGAGGTTTACCTATCCCTAAGACAGCACTTCTGAGATTAGTAATAGATACATTCCTCTTAACATCTTTAAGTTCCTTACCAACCTCAAGCCTTAAAGCCTTATTCTCCCCTCTTTCTTTTATAAAATTTATCCTTTTGGCCTTAATTTCATTTCCATTAAATATAAAATCATAGGACACCTCAGCTCCAAATCTTCCAGCTATTTGTGTAATCCTTTTAGTTTGATTAGACAAACCTTCATATTCTAATGTAAGATTCTTACTATTAGATATCTCATCTATTCCAATTTCCCAACCAGAATCACTACCTATAGTTGCTACAATATGTTCTTTTAGAGTTCCTTTCATTTTATGGTCGCCAACATCAGAATTTAAAAGTTCAAGTCCTGCATCTTCAGCAATTATTTTTTTATAGGATCTCGACTCTTCTACTTCCATAACTTCTAAAACAATTATCTTATTTTTAAAATTTGGAACAAAAACAAAACAACCCGCCTCAATTTTTTCTACACTTATGTCATTTTTGGCAATCTTTGCCGTATAAATTGCAGTTCCCGTCTTTATAGTTTGATTTAATTCGTCATCCAAAAGAACAAGACCCTTATGGGTGTCAGGGCTTGCCACAGCAAGAGTTTCATATAACCTATTTGTAAAAAATATCATTTAAACCTCTCCCTATAAAAAACATCAATATCCGGAACAACATCTGAAGAAATATCAAACATAATTTCATTTTGGCCAGGCTTTAACTTCACAGTATCTGACCCATAAGAAATTGGACTTAGTGTTTCAATCCCATTTACATAAGCCTTGTTGGTTTCCATTTCAAGCCTTACAACATCTCCAGCATAAAATTTATATCTTGGGTCAGGTACATTGGTTACATCCTTATCTGTCCAAAGTTTTCCATCCAGACCTGTAAATTTAAGTCTTACAAAAGATAATTCTGATAGTTGTGGATTAGATCCATACTTACCAGCCCATACAAGTATATGACTTGGTTTAAGTTCCTTATTGGTTAGATTATAGTCTTTGGTGTAAGATTTCTTGCTCATATCATTAAAGGTAGTAAAAGAAAATTTTTCCCCATGCTTTTTCATGGAAATTTTTCCCCAAAAATTTGAAGCAAGACCAGAATTAATTTGCCCATAACACCTATCATAAACATCATAATAAATTGATGTAATCCTGTTGGTATAATGAGTGGAAAAACTAGCTGCCATTATTGGGGTATCTCCAGCATAAATACCTATATACATTGCCCCAAATTGATTAGCAGGGCCTACAAAATAATTTAAATAAGCCTCTAATTCAAAATCGGTACAATCTAAATTTATTGGATAAGACTTGCAAGGACCATGCCAACCACTTTGCCCACTTGCAAAAGTTGCAAGCATGTCATGAGAGTTTCCATTATTACAAGCAAATCCCTTGCTTGTAGGACCATCTATATCTTGTTCCAATAGCCAACCTATATATACTCCATTATTTTTAAGCAAATAGGCCTTGGATGATTTGGATTGCCTAACAGATTTTGTTTGAGCTACAGGAAAAGACCTGCCCTTAACCCAATTATCTATCCTTTCTCCAGTTTGCCAATGAGTGGCCCACTTACCAACCTTTATCTTCCCATTACTTGGGGTTGGCATTGACTTATTTCTTTGAACCAAATCACCAGCACTATGCCACCTTGTGTGGATTTTACTTGCATCATAATTTGTTGGATTTAGCTTATTAAATCTAGAATCAATTTCAACCCAAGACCTCCTAGTTTCATAACCATCTACCAACCCCTCTTTTTGTATCTTGACCTGTTTCATAGGGCTAGCCTCAAGAGGCTCCCCAAATTGAAAAACTTTATCCTTACTTACTGCAGAAACCATATAAGTATCATCTTTTAACTTAAAATCAAAGGTCGGATATGCATAATCCGACCCCTCATTTTCTAATATTAAGCTTGTTCTCCCATTAAAAGAAAGTTCCCTAGGCTTAATAGCATAGGAAACCCCATCTGGTATTTCTATATCAATATCAATTTTCGTCCTCTCATAAGAGCTTGAAACTTTAATATCCTCTTTTACCTTTCCCTTCCAATACCTGTCCGGCTGATCAGTAAAGATAAATTCCTGAATTTCTCCAGTAAAAAGTTTATTTAAAACATCAACTGTAGCTAGAATATCATGGAGGATATAAGCATGTATGGTTACTATCCTATTTTTCACAAAAGGACCCATAGTCCTTTCTACATCAGTTACAAAAATCAAATCTTTTAAAGATTCACCATCAACAATAACTTCATACATCTATATAACCACCCCCATTCTCCTATTTTCGTAAAGGTCTTTTTTCTTCTTGTACTCATCAATTTTTCTTCCAAGCATAACAGAAACTTTTTCTCCATCAATATAAACATCATCATCCTTTTCAGTCAGAATTTTTAATAAAGATAAAATATCTAAAAGCATACTTTCAAGCTTAGAATCTCTATTAGCCTTGTATTCACTATAAGCCTTAAAATCTAAATTCGAATCAAGTTTCTTATCCAAAATATTTTTATCAAGACTAGAAATATCTGGACTTAGATTAAGAGGTTTTACTTTAATATCAAATCCATCATAGATTTCTCCAGCCATAGATAAAACATTAGATTTAACATCCTTAAAACTTTCAACCATAGACTTATTAAGTCCACCGATAATAGCCTTACCAGCAGGGATCAAAAGTTTTCTATCGTAAGATATAGGACCTTTGTGGGATTTAATCCAGTCTGCTATTCCTCCAACAAAATCTTTTACAGCACCAAAAGCATGTTTTAAACCTCTTAAAAAACCATCTATTACTGCTTTTCCTGCACTAAATAGATTTATACTTCCTAAAGAATTAAAAATCCCTTTAATTCTGTCTATAATTCCAGAAATCCTTGCCTTGGCACTAGAAATAGCACTTATTATTCCATTCCATGCACCTCTTAAAGCACCTAATAAAATATTTGCAGCTGATTTAAGTGTATTAAATTTTGCAACAATTGTATTTACAACTCCGACAATAATACCAGCTGCAATTTTAATTGCTGTTTTAATAGCAGACCATACAGCTAATAAAATAGTTTTTAAAACTCCACTATGATTTCCAAGAAAAGTAAATACACTTCCTATTACCTTTATAGCACCAGCTATAATTCCTTTTGCAACTGTAATTGCTTGCATAATTCCTTGCCAAACAAAATCCATAATAGATTTAAGAGTATTTCCATCAACACCCATTGAATTAAACCAATTTTTAATATCTCCAATGACAACTCCGATAACTTCCCATACAACAGTCATTAAAGATTGGATAGCAGTCCATACAATATTAAAAGTTTGTCCTAAAACTTCCATGACAACCTTGTTATCAAGCAGATGACTTGTAAACTCAGTAATTTTAAATACTATAGGCTCAACAAAGCCTAAAATTTTATTAAATACCTCACCCAAAAAATTAAATATAGGAGTTAAAACTTGAATAACTAAACCTAAACCATTAAATGCATTAGATAAAATTGTTATCCCTTCAGATAAAACTTTTCCAATTACTAAGGCTAAACCCTCTAATATTGGTTTTAAAACATTACCTACAGAACTAATAAAAGGTTGCATTTTCTCCATAAGTCCATCAAAAGCACTTTTAAACTTTTCTATAGCTGGGCTTAATAATTCACCCAATTTTTTAAAGATAGTAAATTTTTGAGCTAGTAAATTAAAACCTTCACTTGCCACATTAGGAAGTTGTTTAAAAATATTTCCAACCATTGGAAGTAAATTTCCAAGAAGAAAAGTCTTTGTAGTAGATCCTAAATTTCTTAAACTAGGACCAATATTTTCACCCAAAGCAAGATTACCTAAAAAATCTTGGGCAGATGCTTTCATAGAAGAAAAAGAACCACTTAAAGTCTGTTCCGCTTCTTTAGCAGTAGTTCCAGTTATATTAAGTTTCCCTTGAATAGCGTGTATTGCTTGATATACATCTGATAAATTATTGATATCATATTTTACACCAGTTATCTTTTGAGCATCAGCCAAAAGACGCTCCATTTCGGTTTTCGTTCCCAGTAATACCCCTTGTTTCCAAGTATTTAAAAAAGGATTTACAGAAATGTAAATCCTAGGGCTTAGACTATATCTTTATTAAATTCATTTGCAAAATACCACATTTTGATGGTGGTTTGCATTAATAAATTTAATAGTGAGCATTTCAAATATCGTATTAATAGATATCTTACGAGCATAGCTCTAGTCGTTACACCTTCCTATTTCTAGGCTTGGCACGGGATTGTCATAGATTGCTCCTTAGAGTTTCCCCGTTAGCATAAAATTATTTTATACACCCATTAATAAAATGGTTAACTCACTTTAAACACGGCAATTATTTTACCGTAACCGAGTTTAAGGTTATCTAGCATTGTGTAATTTTGCTTAGCAAATCCCTGATATGCGTTCTGTATATCCTGCATGTTAGTGCCCATCTTATTGGAGTTATCCGCCATATCCACCATAGCCATATTAGCAACCTCAGCTGCCTTTTGAGTATCTCCACCTAGTGAAGATATTAAAGATGCTGAAAAACTTGTTACATTTTCCATATAAGAATTAGCAGATAAACCAGTTGTCTTAAAAGATTCTTGGGCATATTTTTTTACAATATCAGCACCTTTTGAAAACTTTGTATCAAATAATGTTTCAATACCACCTATAGATTGCTCTAGTTTCCCACCTTCCATTACAGAAGATTTTATTCCACTTGCCAAGGCTTGGCCTACTTTTGCACCTATTGCAAGCTTTGTAAAAGTCCCTAAGAGATTACTACCAAAACTAGATCCTGAATCCTGCCCAGCACTTGAAGATTCAGGTTTTAATATTCTGGATACACTTCCCTTTATTCCTCTAGCAGAGGGTATAATTTGCACATAAGCCTTACCTATTTCAGTTGGCATTTTTTCCCTCCTTCATAATTCTTTCTCTTTCTTTCATAAAATCCTCACCAGATGTAAAGCCATTAATTTTATTTTCCATATTATCCAAAATTAACTTAGGATAATTTATTCCTTTTTCAGCATCTTTTGTCTTTGAATAAACAAGTAAAGATAATCTATCTTGAATACCAGCCAAAAGTAACTGATTAGGACTTAAAATATTTTCACTCATTTTTAATTTGATCCTTGAATCATCTCTAAGACCACAAGCAAAAATAGCTAGCTCATTTAAAGCTAGCTTTTTGTAATCCAGGATATTATACGTTTCTGCCAAATCACAAATGAGAGCATCTTCATCAAGCCTTATCATCTTGGCAAGGACTATAAGTTTTTTATTTTAGGATTGGATAATATATCCTCAACTTCTTTCATAACATCTTTTATAGGAACTCTTTTTGTCTTTTTATCCCTAACATAATTTATTAATGCTTTTTTTTGCTTTTCTCCAAGTAAAATTACTAAAGTTTTAGATAAGCCTACCCCATTTTCCATAACATTTTCTAAATTTTCTATAAATTCAAAATCTGTTATTACATTTTCATCAATGCTGTACTTAAAACCACTTTTAGTTTTTCCATTGATCATTCTTTATCCCCTTTTTTAACTATATATTCATAATGATTGTTACCTTCTGTATCTGGAAGACAAGAAACTGTAACAGCATATCCAACAGCATCTTCGTCTGTATATTCAATATCATCCATTTCTTGGATAATTGCATTAGGAGCTACTATTCTTTTCATAACTCCACCTTGATAAACTATATCTATTACCAAAGTATGAGCCTTTGCTTGTTTTGAATTTGCCTTTAAGGTTATACCAGTTTCCAAAGTTCCTGAAACATTTTCTGCCCCATAAACATATTTAAGAACGTCAAGATTCATAACCTCTATTAGTTTAAATTGCAAAGTGTCTTCTTTTCCTTTGGATATAACTAAAACAGTATCTCCACCCCAGGCTTTAATCTTATCAGAATCTGAAGAATTGGAATTTGTTAGTCCATCATCAGAAACATATCCTAACTCTTTAAATCCTGTTAATTCACTTTTGGCATCTTTTGGAACAGCTACACCATCATAGCCTACAAAAATAGCTCCACCTATTTTAGGTTTTCCTGTACTTGTATTATTAGTATTTGCCATAAAATATCCTTTCTAATATATTAGTTCTAAAATCGCTTGATATCTGTATTTTTTTGTGCTAGTATCAGTAAAATTATAATTAGAATTTAACTTAACATTAGCATCTTCGAACATCATCATATAATCTAGCAATTTATTATTTAATTTCAAAGCTTCTGTCAAAGTTTCCCCATAAGATTGAAAAGCATATGTTGAATGGTTTATTGTATTTTTAATATAACCACCAGTTTTTTCAAAAATAACAAAACTGTTAGGTTCATTTTCCCTATGCTCAACCCATACTGGAACTCCCAGAGCTTTTTTTAAATAATTTTTAATCTTTTTTTCTATCATCCCAAAGCCTTTATAAGAGTATTAGTTTTTAAATTTCTATAAAAAGTATCTTTATCATTAGTAACAACTTTAACATTAGCTCTAACGCTACCAACTCCACTTTTGGTTTCCCAAATTCCGTCAGCCCTATTAGCAACTTCTTGTCCGTGTTTTTTTAATTCTTCCTGGATTCCTGGACTTTTTAAAAGATCTTTCACTCCATCAGAATTTAATTCAAATTTAAAATCACTCATAACTTTCTACATACACTTTCTTGTTCCAATTAAGAGGGATAAGATCATCTATTCCCTGCATTTCTTTCCCAAAAACTCTCCATCTTTGACCAAAAAATCTAACCTCTTGACCTTCCCATTTGTTTTTATCTCCTTTAGGAATTGCAAGAGTATACACAGCCTTTTTACCATAAAGATTGGTTGTAGACAAAATATCATCAGAGCTTGTAGGAGCAACCAAAACATTTTCAACTACAATTTCCTTATCTTCATAAATAAGACTTCCTAACTCATCCTCAACAGGATCACTCTTCGATATCAAAATCACAGGAATTCCCTTTATTCGTGTCATAAAAATCTATCACCCCATATCTTTGTGTTTTTAAACCGAGTTTTGCAAGTTCAGAATCTTTTATAAAAAGACCCCCTCCAGGCACTAAAAAAGTACCTGACCAAGAATAACCCAAGGCTGATTCACTCGTTTGAGTCATAGGCTCTTGATCTGTAGAAGTCATAAGTGTTCTTGAAACCACATCAATAACTACTGATTTTAAAACATTAAAAAAAGTAGGTGACTCAGACATTTTATCCAAGTCCTTACCTACTCTTTGAGCTTTTAGTTTTAAATTATCAATAATTATTGGAATTAAATTTTCTACACGATCAATTTCTTCTTGACTTAAAGGTCTCCAAAGCTTAATCACATCATTACTTGTTATCTTTTCCATTCTTAGTCTCTTTTCTTACAGGCTTCTTTTTTACTTCTTCTATATCCTCGCCTTTTAATTCATTGGTGCTATATATTATAGCACCAGTTCTTTTATTTTTATAAATTTTCATATATAGACTTAACCTTCGGATTTTTCTATAATTGCAAAATGGTTTGGTTCAAGAATTGACCAACCTAAATAAGTTTCGCTTCTTAAATAGATTTGGTTGTGTCCTTTTAAGTCTTGACCTGAATTATCTGGATCACCATATTTGATTATTTCAAATGGAATTTGTTTTGCATAACCCCATTTAAAACCATTTTCAAAATCTCCAACTATAGCTTTAATTTTAGAACCATTACCAACTGTAGAATGTATATCAACAGGAATCCCATTAATAGAGCTTGGTTTAGCACCCCATCTTAACTCTGGGAATAATCTATCACCAGCATCATTATTATTTTTTTGTTTTGCTAAACATGATGAAAAAGATGGATCCATAGCAAGACCTGTAACATCACCTTCAGCTGCAATAACAAGTTGAATAGCTTCTTCCATGTTTGTATCAGGGTCTTTCTCATTAAAGGTTGTTTTTTGAGTTACCTTATGAGCTATATCGTTGTTATTTATAATATTAGAAACTTCACCAGTTCTTGGATTAATTCCATGTATACCCATCAAATCAATACCTTTAGCTAGTTTTTTAGCATAACCATCAGTAAAAGCACCTAATATATTAAGTTTTTCTTCTTCTGTAGCATATAAAAACTCATCAGTAATTCTTGCACCATATTCAACTTTTATTGGAACAATAACTCTAGTTGCAAGGGACAAACCACCCTCACTTTTCTTTCCACCTTCAGCAACAATATCAATTTCTTTATCCATTGAAAAAACAAATTCCTTATTACCATTAAAAGCTATAGGAACTTGTTTGGATAATTTTGTTAAAGTTGAGTATCCTTTAACTTTGCTAATTAAATTATTTACAAGTTTTGGTTCAAATAAATTATTTCTGGTTGTTGTCATTTTATTCTCCTTCTAAATCTAAACTATTTAATAATGACCTTAAACCACTATCATCATCTTTTATTTCATTAACATTTTTAAGAGGTACTACACTAGGATTAGAATTCTTTATAAAATTTGATAAACTTTCTGCATCCTTTCTCATACTCTCTTCATCTTCACCTTGAATTCTATTCGAAAGATTAAAAGGTAAACCACAATCAACAGCTATTTTTCTTTTTAAATCTTCTCTCTTATAAGATTCTATTGTTTTATTAAGACCTGTAATTTGTTCATCTTTTTCTTTCATACTTTCAAGACTTTTCTTGTACTGACCAACTTCATTTTTAAGATTAGAATTTTCATCATTAAGACTTTTTAAAGAACTTTCATATTCTTCCTTTGCTTCCTCTTTTGCCTTTTTGATTGCTCTTTCTACTCTTGGTTTAATTATTGCGTCAAGTTCTTCTTGACTTTCAATTACTTTAAAATCGCTCATTTTCTACTCCATTTCCCCGTGTCCGGTAATTTTATATTAAAAAAGTGACTGTCAACTATTAGTTAACACCCACTTCTAATATCAATAATAAATTTTTTGTTTTATTTTTTTCTTATTTTCCTTACAAACCCAATGGGCAAGCAAGCATGAATCCATCAAACTTATATCCATATCATCAAATTGAGATTTATATCCAAAACCACCAGATGAACCGATATTTCTTTTTTCACAGTTTGTTACAACTTGTTTTAAAGATTCTTGGTCATTATGTAGGATACTTTCTTCAAAAATCGCTCTTTCCCACATAGCATTTGCTTTTATAACTTCTTTTACTGTTGGTAATATAGGTTCTTTTAATTTCAAATCTTTCATTTCACTAGCTAAAATATTTTGACCACTAGCACCATCAACTACTACCTTTTCAATATCAGCCGACTTTAAAAAATCCAAAATCCACCTATCACCATTTCTTACACTTTGACAATCCAAAGACTCTATAAATATTTTTCCTTCATCAGTCTTGACTGCTATAGATAAAGCTACATTATTTCCATCTTGACCGTATTTTATTCCAACATACAAACCACCAATCAAATTAGGTAATTCATCAATTTTTAATCTATCCCAGTCAGTTAGAGATATGGCAGATTTTTGGTTATATGATATCCAAAGACCTAATCTTTGTATGTTAAAATCTAAATCATCAGTACCAATTTCATCTTCAACGATTCTTTCAGTAAAAATTGTTCCTAAAGATGGGTTGGTTTGATACCAAGCTTCAACATCATGAGGATTAGTATTTTCATCAACACTCCATTCTGCCCAATAAAAATTCTTACTATCTCCAGATAAAACTTTCTTCCTAAAATTGACAAAAACCATTCCTGAAGATATGGGGGTTGGTGGGGTTCCACACATTATGGTTTGTGGGTTTTTGGATGAAGATACAACATATTTTAAGGCTGTTTCTTGATCATCAGTATATTCTTGAGCTTCGTCTATTACCAATAAATCAAAACCTTCACCAAGTCCACCAGTAGAAGACCTAGTTCGAAACTCTACTCTTCCACCTGTTTCAGGAATTTCAACTCTTTCTTGACCCTTGGCTTTTAACGACCTATAATCAACTCCACTTTCATCCAAAATCCTACAAAGCCTCTCCCAAGCACTATGAGATGTTGATACTCTATGGGCTGTATGATTTATTTCTTCTCCCATAAAAAGACCATATAACTCACGCATAACAATTATTTCGTTTTTTCCATTACGTCTTGGTAATGAATAACCACATTTGGTGTGAGTCCATAAATTATCCTTACCGTAAGCTAATATATCTTTTAATAAGATTTTTTGCCATTTTTGAGCTTTACGTCCACTCTTTTCATAAAAATCAACAGCCTTTTTATAGTCACTCTTTTTGTAAGGTAGAACAACTTTTTTAGTAGGCTCTTGATTACCTAATCTTTTTTTCATCCTACCCCCTAAATAAAAGCTAGCAGTTTAACGACATACTTAGGTCAAAATCTCCACTAAAAAAGCACCACTAAATAGTGATGCTTTCACTTTTACTTATTTTCTTTCCAAACCATTCTTCCAATTTTCAATATTACAAAATAAATTCCAGCCTTCCCTATGATTAATATTCAAATCATTGACAGGCTTATCTAAAAAGCCTAACTTAACATATTCCTTAGAAATAATATAATCAAATTCCATTCTCATCTGTTCATTCAAACTAAAATTATTAGTAATTTGCCTAATCATTTTTAAATTCATCAATTTTTTAAGAATTTTCATATCAGAAATTGGCTCAAAATATTTATCCTTAAAATACTCATCCAAAAATTCCTTGCATTCCTTTAACTTCCTAAAATTATCAACAATATTAAAAACATCTTCCCTATACAAAACATACAAAGAACACATTACATCCTCATAATCAGTATTTTCCCTTTTAAAATCCTTTAACTTATTATAAGTCAAAAGCTCCCCAAGAGAATTTTCCCTGATATATGCACCAACACTAGACCTATCATACCCACAAAGAAAAGCCAAATCCTTAATAGTCATACAAGGCACACCTTGGTAGCTTTTGTTTTTTATTTTGTAAGGTTCAATCTCAAGCTGTTCACCACTTAGAAGTTTCTCCATTCTATTAAATTCATTTATATATGCCATTTTAAAATCATTATATCCTTGAATGTTAAACATATATAAGGTGAAACCGTCTTTTGTAAGGAGGTATTCTTTGTACTCCCTATTTTGACCTTTTACCTTGTAAGTTGTTGGAATAATCAGAGAACGGAAATCTCCGTTTTCTAAAATCTTATCCAAATCCCTCAAAACATTTTTATGTTGTTTCCCTAATCCTTCTGCTACAATCCTGCTAGTAGTTATTAAACCATAATCTTTATTATCATATACTTTTACTAAATTATTCATTTTTAATCCTTTCATTGAAATTTACGCAAAGCTCAAATTTGAGCTTTCAGAAATCTTGAAAGGAAACCCTTATTGAGTTATAATGTATTTGAGATGAGGATTTCCTTATCGTTGAATTTAAAGGTAGTTTTGTTTGAACGGCATCACTACCTTTATTTTTTTTGTTTTTCAATCTCATCTATTTTAGATTCTAACCATTCTTTTTTACTCATGTTTTCACTATTTAAGTAATCATCAATGATTTTAAATCTATTTTTTTCAAGTAGAACACTGAAAGCTTTTTTATTCTTTCGCCTTTCTTTCATATATTCTGCTCTACTCATATAATTCACCTCCTTAATTGTAACTCGTTACTTAAATTATATATTGTTACTCGTTACTTGTCAAGGGTAAATTAAAAATATTTTTTTTATTTTTTACTTTCTTTTTCAATTTTTACTATATTATTCATTCATAATCCTTTCATTGAAGAATCACAATAAAAAGGTATATTATATATGAACAACTTTGTTGTTCGTTTGTCATTGAGTTCCACACGAAAGTGTGGACTCTTTTTTTATTATAAATCTTCTTTTAATTTTTTAATGCCTATTCTAGCACTTTCAGTTCTAGTTATATTATATTTTTCAGCATATTTTTTTAATATTTCACTTGATTCTTTATCTAGTCTAACATTCAGAGAATCCACTTTTGGATTATCTGTTGGTCTACCCATTTTCTTTCTATTTTTCATATTCTAAGTATTTTTCTTTTAGTTTTTTCTTAGCTTCTTCTAGATCTTTACTTTCTTCTAAAAGCTCCAAAATACTTTTTAAAAACTCTTTAAATTCCTTATCTGTCATAATATCCTCCTAACAATTAGCTAAGGGGCAAAGCCCCTAGCCTTATAGTAACTTTCTTATTTCTTCTTTAGCTTCTTCAAGACTTTTACATCTATCAAGAATTGCTAATATTAACTTGAAATAAGTTTTTAATTGCTCGTTTGTCATTGAGTTTTCCTCCTTTCCTTTATCTTACAATTATATTATATACTTTTGCGTCGCATAAGTCAAGCACTTTTTAAAATTTTTTTATTTTTCCCCGAGCAAAAAGGAGAGCTATTATAAATTTATTCTTTATTTTTAAGTATCTAATCTAATTCCACAAAGACATTATAGCTCTTGCCTCTTTAATCAGATTAATTAGTTTTTTCATTCTTGAATTATCTCTTAAATAAGCTATCCCGTCACCTGTTATTTGTAGCTTGGATAAATCATAATTTACAATATCTCCACCCCAAGCCTTAGTTAAAACTAAATTTTTTATATAACCCTTTTCTTCTAAATCTTCAAATATAGAAATAAAATAGCTTTCTTGTACTGGAAAATCATTAGTAAAAGGAAATAAATACATATCATCAATATAATTATCCTTAAATTTCCTATACAAATAAGTTAAAATCTTAAAAACCAAAACATCATAATCATCCTTAGCCATAATTCCTCCTTTATAGCACTAAAAAAGCACCCCTAAAAACTTACACCTGCAAGTTTAGTTGTGCTTTATTTTTCTTTATTCATTTTCTTTCTATATTCTTCAATTTTTTTTGATCTTCTTTCAATTTCCTTTTTATCTTCTTCTGTTAATTTTCCATATGATGTTTGGGAATTACATCTATCTTGGAAATTTTTTATTACTTCTTCATCCGTTATTTCGCTTTTTTGTTTTAATTTCATTTTTAACCTCAAATATGTTTATATCATTATCATTTAAAACTTTAACTAATTTTATTCCCTTATTCAATAGAAACTCTCTTTGCTTCTTATAGCTTCCTACAGCTAAGGGTTCTATATACGCACCATTGCTATCTTTAGGAACAATAATTGCGACATTTGGTTTACCTCCAAATGCTCCCTTTTTTGTAACTGATGTACTCAAGAACTTTTTGACATCATCGTTTAGTCTATTAATATCTTCTTCTGTTCTATAAACAATTATATCGTGTTTTAGCTTATTTTTCAATAAACCATCCTCTATATTAACTGCATTTGTTAAGATGATTTCTTCTTCTTTTTCATTAGATGGTATATATCTGTTATCTATATACCCATTAATTTTTTCAAATAATCTTAATCCATCTTCATCTTTCCCATTATAAGTGTATTTCCTAATAGCCTTTACTTCATCCTCACTTAAAGTTTGAATCCATTTCTTAGCATCTCTTCTTAATGTATTAACAACTTTATTATCTGGCAATGGATTATAACCTAACTCCATAGCTTTTGACCTAGCTATATTACTTAATTTATTGTCTACTATCTTATTTGCTAAGTCTATCCTATCACGCTTTTCATCTAATGCCTTATGTTTTGCAGCTGAATGTACTATTCGCTTGTTTTTTCCATTTTTAGGATCATATATTACTAAACAATCACAATGTCTATGTCTTCTAAAAACTTCATTACCTGTATTTTTTACATCTTCATAATTATATATACCCGCTAATTTATCACACCAATCACAACATTTACCATTGGTATATCTTTCTATCTTAGGACTTAAACCAGCCTTTGCATGCAAATCAGCATTTTTTCTAATAGTTTCATCAACCACAGCTTGGGTGAAGTTTATTACTGGTTCATTTAATAACCATTTGCCATCTTCGTAAGAATCATATTTAGTAATTTTATCCACAAGCTTATCAATCCTATCTTGGTTTAAGTCTGCTTCTTGTGCTTGTATTGATATATTAGCTTGTTTATTTAATTGGCTTTGAACTTCCTTTGAATATTCAGAAACTAAATCATGATTTCTTACCATATTAGGCTCTATTAATCTTTTTGCTATATTATAATACATCTTCCCATCTGGCAAATCTTGAGTTTTTATTTTATCCTGGAAAGTATTAGCAAGAATTTTCCCAACTTCAACAGCAAATTCATTTGCATCCTTGTAATTGGCTTTATTATTTTTTAAAACTTTCAGTTTGTCCTTGATTGTTTTAGATTCTTTAGCTTTTAATTTGAAAGTTTTGTCAATTTTTTCAAATAATTCAGGAACAATATCCTTACTCTTATCTTTCATTTAAACACCTTTACCAATTCCCAATTTATCCCAGAAAGTTTATATTTTCTTTGATAATCTACATTAGCTTTAAATACACGTTTTAAATTCATTAAATCTCTAGGTCTTGCCCTTATTAAAATATTGGTTTTGCATTGACTAAGATTAGTATCCATTAGTAAAAATTTTTTATTAAATTTTTTAAATGCTCTCATTTCATCTTTAGTAGGAAAGCAAGTTATATGACATACCTCATCATATTTCTTTAATAAATTTAATGTTAAATTTATTTGATTAATTTTTGATGAAAAAGCTGGCATATAGTCTAAATCAGTGACATGATTAAATTTTTTATTTGCATAAGTCGTTTTGCCTGATCCAATAAATCCACAAAGGAAAATTACAGTTTTATTACTAAAGCTCATCTTCAGCCTCTACTTTTGGCGGCTCTTTGCTTGCATCAAAACCAGTTAACTCTGATAAATTATCACTTCCAAAATAACCTGGTACTGATTGATTTATTTTAATAGTTGCATCTCCAATTCCAGATAGAGCAGCAACATCCGGTTCAAATACTGGATACCATTTAGCTTTTACCTCAGAAATCATATCCCTTGTATAAGCATATTTATCAATTAAACATCTTGTCACATATCCAACATTCAAAAATCCAGACCCGAAACACCTTTGAGCCTTTCTTGCAGTAATTCTCAAAGTTTCATGACTTGCCTTTATTGCCTCGGCTGATGATGGATTATCAGTTACAAAACCTAAATCATCCAAGGTCAAACCTGTTTCACCAGCAAAAGCAGATGCTAATGTTTTTAATTGCTCAGTAAAAGGAGCCATTGATGTCTGAGGAAACTGTCCAAGTTTTGGGCTCTCATGGTCTTGATCTTTAGAAAACTGAAGTATAGACGCTATAGTTGCTTTATATTGGTCTAAGGGTTCAGCCTCTGGATCTAAACCAACAATATACTTTTGAGGAAAAGAATAAAATTCAGCTGTAACATCAGCTCTTTCTAAAGTTCTTTTAGCGTGAGCTTGTAAATATCTTGCAGGTCTTGTAATTCTTGACTTACCGAAAGGTCTTACAGCGTCAGGGCGATATATAATAGGTACTAGTAAAGGAATACCAGCAGGATTTTTCACACTAGAAACAACCTTGCCATCAGCAAAATATATCGTTTCGTTAGGTTTAAAATATGCTTCAAGCTTAGGTGTATCAAAACCTATTTTATCATCACCACTTCTTTCAAGAACAGCATAACCTTCTGTCAAAAGTCCAGTTATAGGATCAATATTTCCTGTTGCATTACTAGCTTCAATGATTTGAAGTCTTGGCTTTTCATTTACTCCTTGACTGATATATACAAAACAACAACCACCTATTAGAGCAGAAAGAATAGCAGAATCAAAAAATATATCTGGATTATTTAAATTATAAATTTCATTAAAAGAAAACAAATCATTTTCAAATTCCTTAAAAACTAACCTATCGGCTAAGGCATCTACAGCCTTGGTACACCAACCTAAATTTGATATATATTGAGATTTAATTTCTGTTGGAATCACAAATCCACGATCAATTTCATTTTTTTTACAATCATAATATTTATATTTATTAAGTACGTGCATTCTATGTAAATCAAGTTTTTTTCTCAAATTTTCTACATTATAATTATTCATTTAAATTAATAATAACCTCTTTCATGTGTATATTTGTACAGTGATGGGGGAACTCCGGAATAATTATCCGAAAGGGGGGTATGCCCCCATAAACGTTGGAATTTCAACGTTCTATTTTTTTTATATTTTTTCCAATTAAAACTCAAAGGTAAGTTTCTATTCGTTGGAATTTCAATGTTTTTACTTTCTTTATATAATTTATCTGACTTTGCTCTGTTACAAGTCCAATGAGCAAGCTGTAAGTTATCAATGTCAGATGGATGTCCACCCTTTGATACTGGGATAATATGATCAATACAAGGAGCCAAAGGATTAGGTGCCTTAAGACTTAAGTCTACAGGCTTACCACATATACCACAAACATTCTGCGTCTTAAGTATTATCTTCTTGTTTCTTTCAAAGGTTGCCCTATGAGGTCCAGTCCTATCCAATCTTTCCTTGGCCATACTATAATCCTTTCTCTATGTAAAATAAAAACTACCAACACAAAGGTGGTGGTAGCTTTCAAAAATAATTTATAAACTAGGAGACTCTAATGAGAATGTATGTTACTAGAAAGTAAGCAAAAATAACTAATCATGGAGGATTTTCTCGCTTACTTTCACACTACCATTATACACCCTATTTATATATAAAGTGTCCACTAAAAGTCCAATTCTTAGATATTTTTATCAAAGTACTTTATCTACTTAATAATTACCAAATAAAGACAAAGCAATATGAACCAAACCATCATTGGCCAAGTTATAAAGATGAGCCTTCTCATAATGATACTTATCTTTCAGATTCTGTATTTTGTTATATTTATAAGGCCTACCATAAATCTCCAAAGTAATATCCCTTTGAATATCACTCATACTTTCAAAAGCAAAATCAATCTCATCAATAATCTTTTCATTTTCTCTTATATTAGTTTGTAACAAATCAATCTCCGCCAAAACATTTAATAACTTATCATTATCATCAATACCACCATAAGGTGGTTTATTTCCATAAGTAGCAATAACTTTGCCTTCCTTTAAACTATTTAACTCTTCAATCTTCTTATTAGCCCTATCAATAAAATTTCTAGCATAAAAATATCTTTTCAACTTATCCTTTACTAAATTTGCGTATATATCTTGCATTCATTCTCCTCTAATTTAATAAACATCTATTTTTTATCTAAAATCCCCTTAAAAGAAATCCCCGTTTCACTCTCCAAAGTATCCGCAATTTCTTTAAGAGTAACACTATCATCATCTAGACAGTCCATAGTAAACTTAAAATAATCAATAAAGTTTTCAAGTCTTTTTGTTCCATAACCTTCCTTATCACGAAGAAATAACATAGGAATTAAAATTAACTTCTGTAAAGCAATATCCAATCCCAAATTTTTACCTTCTAGAAATTCAGTAGCCCTTATAATATCAACATCCTTTTTTGTATAAATGTTCTTCCTAATTCTCATAACTACCTACCAGAAGATCCAAAACCCCTAACACCTCTATCAGTATTACTATCAATCTCCAAAACTTTCTCCAAATTAACCATACTTTCTTTCCTAAAAACAAGTTGGCCAACCCTATCACCTTTTTTTATTTCATAATCGTTACCAGTTAAATTAGTAATAGAAGCCTTAATCTCACCCCTATAAGAAGTATCAATAAGACCCAGATTGCAAATTAAACCCCTACTAGAATTACCAGACCTTCCCCTTAAATCAGCATAAAAACCATCATCTAATTCCAAAAAAACACCAGTAGAAATAGTAGCAGTCTCCATTGGCTCTAACAACCTGTCTTCAATAGCTCTTACATCATATCCAATATCTCCATCTTTCTTACTTAATATGTAAGGTGCCTTGTACTTAATCATTAAAACCCTCCTCAAAATTATCATCAATTTTCATTTCAACTTCACAAACAAAATCTTCAATATCCTTATCTGAAAAATAAAACTTATATTTCAAAACATAAATAATAATCTCCACAAATAAGGAACATTCATTAATATTTAAAAACTTACTCATACTTATAATCCAAAAATCTTACTCCTTGCCTAAAAATAACCTCATATTTAGATACATCATTAGCTCTTATATACTTTCTACCAAATATCTCTTTCATATTTGACCAAATCTCCCAAGGAATAAAAAAATACCTATCCTTAATCCCAATACAAACACCAGCAAAACCACCAAGCTTACTTTTAATCTCCAAAACCTCGGCCTGCTTATCCGAAACCACACTTTGTTTCAATCTATCGCTTGTAGTGTACTTTGCCTCAAAACAAATAGACCTACCACCATCAAGAGTCCCCTCAAAATCAGGATTAGCATTCTTAGTAAACTGCCCTTCAAATCGACCAGCCTTCTTAAGCCTAATAACCCTAAAAGGCTCATCAATCTTAGAAATATCAGCCTTGCCCTCAGCCCTATAATACTTACAAGCCAAATCAATCAACTTTTCAAAATTTTTACCAAAACCATTGGCCTGTAAAGACCTAAAACTTTGGAGATTATTCATCACTCCAACCCCTTTCACGAATCAATCCCCAAACATCAATACTTAAATCCTCTAATTTATTATAAATTTCCTCAATCTTTTGATCTAAATCATAATCTTCAAACTCACCTATATCCTCAACACCTTTAATAGCATCTTCAAAAACATCAAACATATCCAATAACTTTTCTCTATCACTTTTCATTTTCCACCTCCACAACTTCCACCTTATAACCCCTAGGCCTATTACCAGCCTTTTGACTCCTTAACTTAGCATATAAAGAACTAACCGACATACCATACACATCAGCCAACTCATCCAAAGAATCAGCAACAGCAATAGGCCACTCCAACTCATCAACAGTAGTAATAAAAAATAACCTCTCCATTAAAAAGGAATCCTCCTATCATCTTGAATTGCCACAAAATCATCATCAAAATAATCATCAATATTAGTTATATTATTATAAGCACTAGCCTTATCCTTATCTCCACCAGACTTTGAATCCAAAAACCTTACTCTGTCAGCTATTACATCAGTTGTATAAACCATCTTTCCGTCCTTGTCCTTATATGATCCAGTTTGGATTTTACCAACAATAGCACACAAAGACCCTTTTTGGAGATACTTAGAACAAACCTCTCCCATCTTGCCCCATACAACAATCCTTGGAAAATCTGCTGTAGGATAATTATTTGCCTTGGCTTCCTCTCTTTTTTCCTTGCTCATTTCCCTATCAACAGCAAGCATAAAAGAACACACACCAATATTAGACCTTGTATACCTAAGCTCAGGATCCTTAACAAGCCTACCAACTAGAGTTAAATTATTAATCATCTATTTCTCCCCATTCATAATTTTTTTCTAGCTCATCTTCAGCCTTATCAAATTTCCCAAGACAAGCTTTTGCCGTTGGTTCAATTAATATTTGATTAGCCAAGTTATCACTATCTCCAAATTTTTCCCTTGCCTTTTTCAAATAAGTATCAATACTTGCTTGAATAAATCCAATTTCTATAGGATCAAACTCTATACTAACAAGCATATCTCTTACATTATTCACTTTCTTTTTCATCCATTTCCCTCTTTTCTTTTAAACAAAAACCAATCTCTCTCAAATCAAACTCATAATCTCCAAAAGAAATTATTGATGATTTCTCATCCTGTTTAATATTTACATAAATTTTTTTAGGCCTACCAAAACCCTTAAACAAATTCTTAAAAAACCTGTTAGTCTTAATCTTTAACAAAACTCCTCCTAACCCAAAAACCTATAAACTATAATTCCAACAAAAGCCAAAGCTGATAATTGCCCAAATACTAATCCAAAATCAAACCTAGAAAAATCTAACTTTATTTTTCCAAATCTTTTAAAACCAAAATAGCAAAAATCACAAACAACTAACATAATAATTAATCTCTTAATAAATAAAGGCACTATAAGCCCTCCACATAATTTTTAAAATCTCCAGAATACTCAATATCATCAAATACCTCCTCTTCCCCATTCCTATTAATAATCTCCATATGAGCAACATCATCTTCAACATCAACCCTACAAATCCTAAAAAAATCAGTATTCAAAAATATAGCAGACTTATCCGAAACTTTAATTTTTAAAAACATATATCCTCCTAATCCAAAAAATCCATTTGCCCATCATCAATCTTGCCAATCCTTATGCACTTATCAGAAAGCTCAATAACAATATTATCTGTATCACTAGCTCCCTTATCAGAAAAAGACTTTTTCAAACTTGATTTGACATTAAAATCAATAACCGGCTTTACAAAAGGCCTTATCTCAAAATCATCACCTTCTCTTGGTATCTTCATCTCATCATTAATAACAGATAAGGAAATTTTTATATTTATATCTCCAGAACCAAATTCCCCATTTAAAATTTTTACCATCACTGCATTAAGATGACTATCACAAGTTGCAAGAAGCTCCTCAAATAAATTTGGATTTAAAATACTAAATCTTTCCATATTTTTCTCCTAACATAATCTCTTTCTCAACTTCAAATAAATAGACCACCCAGTAAAATCATTATAAGTAGCCACTATCCCATTATCTTTATCGGTAATCTTGTAACCCTTATATATCTTCTCCCACCTTTGAGTATCATAAGGATCAAGAGCATACTCTATTAATCTTTTCCTAGAATACTTGTGGTCATTCGTTCTTATATATGGCCTTTCTAAATTTTTACTACAAGACCACCTTCTCCTATAGGTACAGTGCCTAGCCAAATAATTTACCAAACCCAAAATACCAGTATTCACATCCTCTTGTATTCTTTTACTATTAGCATAACCAATAGTATCTCCAATCTTTTCTCCCTTTTTTCTTTTTCTCCTCCATAAATTTTCTATCTCATCTCTACCCAAGGAACTTTTAATAAGCAAATGATGATGAAACCTAATAGACTCATCTTTACCTTTCTTTTCAGAAGTAACCACTATATACTTAAATTCATCATCTAGTCCCAAAGTTTTTATCCTTCTTCTAATCCTTAGAAAAAAATTAGTCATCTCTTTGTTAGCCTCATCATAAGACCTAGGTAAATATTTATCCTTATAAGTAAGAGTTAAAAATATATCCCCTTCTCCAAAATTTGATTCAGCAAGCCATATAAATTTTCTTCTAGCATTCTTATCATTAAGCTTATCCTGTTTTGGTAGAGATACTTTTTTCTTTTTGCTCCTCTTAGATTTTTTTCTATCAAGTTGATTTTCATTCAAAGAATATAGATCAACTTCCATATATTTTTTTCCACAAACTATTTTCTTTTCCCTAATAAAATTTCTCATATAATAATTCCTCATATATGTCGCAAAAGATAATACCCATTACAAGCACCCAAAGGAAGTAGAAACTTCCTTGAAAAATAGACAAAATCCCTTGCAAAAAGAAAATCCAGAGGTATATTATAAATAGAGATATACACACTGGATGAGGTCAATCGACCTCATTCTTTTTTTGCACAAAATCTACAACTAATATTTAAAATTTCTTTCAAATGAACCTTTCAATATCACCCTTAAAGATTCCCCTTCTTTTAAGTTCACATAAAACTAAAAAGTGCATATCAAAACAATCTTCATTACAACCATTCTTTCTAGGATTAATACCAGACCCAACCCCATTGAAATATTCCCCAAGAGAAATAACATCCTCATCATCTACATTAATTAAATTCTTCATAAACATAACCTGATTTTCAATCTTCATAAACAACCTCCAACCTATAATTCTTTTATATTTTTTACATACATATCTATAGTCTTACCTATCAATTTCTTTAAATTTTCCTGATTACTCTCTAACATATAATCAAAATTAATTCCATGTATGCCTTTAATTTGTGGATTAAATTTAGCACTAAGAATACCATAAAATCTCGAGAATAACCGAGAAAACTCTCGCCTTTCCAAAAAAAACAAAACGTAGTATAATAACCCTATAACAAATTTTAAAAAAGCCGATTGCAGTCGGCTTATTTTTATGCCAAAAATGCCATCAAAGAAGTAATAAACATCATCACTATTCCGGAAACCCTTGTAAGCTCATTAGGACCTGCAAGAGCCAAAATCATACACAATCCAACAAGAAAAATCCCTAAAACCCTATCTCTCATTCTTTCCTTTTCTGGCTTAGCAGTAAACTTAACACAAACATCATCAACCTTTCTTCCATCTAACAATTCAAAAACTTCACTTCTTTTTCTAATTTTTCTAGTTTTTTTATTTTCCATAACATCCTCCTACAAATTATTTAAAAACTCCCTAATATCACAAGCCCTATACAACTTGGATTTTTCAGACAACTTAACAACCTTTAAACCTTGCTTTTCCCACTCTCCAAAAGTCTTCCCATCCTTAAATTGAAAATATTCCTTCATATCAGAAAGTGTCATATACTCCTTTAAAACAGTAAGCCTTTCCTTACTTAATCTATCCTCCATAAAAAACCTCCACTCTCTCCAAATTTGATATAATAAAACAAAAAGGAGAAAATAATGCAACTAACCAAACTAAACTTAAATTTTAACAATAGACTACACTCAGTAACCGCTCCCTTAACTTGTCCTTACTGTGGCAAAGTTGTAGAACTAATCGAAAGAAACTCAACTATGATGGCTTTTTCCAAAAACCAAGAAATATATTTGAAAATTCTTTTCGCTAAATGTTGTTCAAAAAATTTAGCAGCTACCTATCTATTAGAAAAACCCCAAAACGAAGAAATAAAAATAGAATTTATTTCATCATATCCAATGTCATCAGATACTTACTTCTATCCATCAATCCAAGACTTATCCCCAAACTGTATCAGACTATACAAAGACTCATCATTTGCATATGATCACAATATGTATGACCTTGCAGCTATGGGTTATAGAAAATCCTTAGAATATCTAATAAAAGACTATGCTATAAAAGAATTAAATAAGCCCAAAGAAGAAGTAGTAAAAAAATCCTTATATGATTCCATTAGCTCCTACATGCCACTACAACAACTAATCAATACAGCAGATGTCGTAAGACTATTAGCTAACGATAAAACACATTATCAGGAAAAATATAAGGAATATGACATAGAAGTCTTAAAAAAATACCTAGATATATTTCTAAAACTTATTGACACTGATTATTCAATAAATCATCCTCCTGTTTCTCGCCAAAATTAATATCTATGCTCAATGATGAAATCTCTTTAATAAGAGAATTAACATCATTGAGCTTTTTTTCTAACTCATTAAGTTTCTCCAAACATATCTCTATACCTTCAACATTTATCTTTACATTAGAATTAATAAATTTAGTCATCTCCCCCTCCTTTATTTTTCTTTGTCTTTTAAACCTATCCACAACCTCCAATCTGCTATAATAAAACAAGAAAGGAGGTATATAATGTTAGAAATAATACAATCACTAACTGCTATAATTGCTGTTATAATTTCAGTCTGTACATTAAAACAAAACTCAAAACAAATTGAAGAAAGTACAAGACCGTATATAACCGTCTATCTAAAAACTATAAATTTAGGTACTCCATATAAGATGTTAATCATCAAAAATTTTGGAAAAAGTGCTGGAAAGATTAACACTTTTAAATGTGATTATAATCTAAGCAAAATATCTTACTTAGACGATTTAACACCTTTCAATTCAATACAAGAAAGCACCTTAGTACCAAACCAATCATATAAATCTTTAATAAATCCACCTGAAGAAAATTTAATATTAAACTTTCAAATATCTTATACATCTACATCTAAAAAAAAATATTCTGAAAATATTAGCGTAAAAGTAGATGCCAATAAAGATAATGCATACAACAGATACAACGGAAAAGATAAAGATATGAACACCCTAATATGTTCAATACAACAATTAGTAGAAGAAACCCTATAACTTATTAAAGTTTCTAAATTTAAGCCTTTCCAAGACTTCCTCCAGACAATACTCATAACTTGCATAATAATGTTTGTCTTCAGGAAGTTCTTTTAATACATCAAAAATTTTGTTAATACAATTTTCATAATCTTTTTTCTCTAACCTTTTGTGATCCCCAGAATAGATATAATCTCCCATTTCCCCTCCTTTATTTTTCTTTGTCTTTTAAACCTATCCACAATCTCCAATCTGCTATAATAAAACCAGAAAGGAGAAAATATTATGAATAATTCAATAAAAGTTAAAGTTTCCGACTTGTACGAAATAGTTAAACAACTAAAAGACGATAATATGGATACCGTAAATCTAACTATTTTAGGAGAAGATTTAGAAGATGAAGAATATAATGATGAAGATGCCTACCTATATGCACCCGCCTTATCATTTCAAGCTTTTTCCAAATCATCTGAAATTGCTATTGAATACGACCCCATAGATTCAGTCGAATAACTAATATAGCTCTGGATTAACTAGAGCTATTTACTTTTTAATACAGAAAACTCCCTACTATCCCTATTCAAAAATACAATATTAAATTTAATATCTTTCCCAGTTCTTTTTCTTAAAATTCTCTTAAAATTTATAAATTCCTTTTGAATATCAAATTCTTCATCCTTACTTTCTACAAAAACATTACATTCTAAATCAATAACATTTGAATCAAATTTCATAAGTCCCTCCTTTCTTTTTCTCCATCTTTTTTTACACCACCAAAAGAAATCTCCACAATCTCCAATCTGCTATAATAAAACCAGAAAGGAGGTGATTATATGTCAGAAAAATATCCTTACAAAAAATATGAGCATATAGCAACAATCTATGCTGACTATTACCTAAAAACCAATCCAGATATGTCTCCAGCAGAATTCGCTAAAAAATACCTAGAAATTGAAAAAGAAGTCAAAAACGCAATATCTAAACCTATAAGCAAACCATTTAAACAATTGCGTGAAGATTAAATACAAGGGCACGAAAGTGCTCTTTTATTAACATCCAATCTCAATTTCAAAATCATATTCAGGATATCTTTCTCTAACCTCAATAGCCTTATCGACATAATCTCCAATATCCTTTAAATCAACCAAACTAAAATTCATATAAACCTTAGTTTTTGATTTATTTAACTTATTAGATAAACCATCAAAAAAATCTTTCTCTTCATCATTACTAATAAAATTAGCCATTTCCCCCTCCTTTCTTTTCCTTTGTCTTAACCTTTTAAACCTATCCACAATCTCCAAATTTGATATAATAAAACAAAAAGGAGAAAACTATGACACTTCAACAAGAAGATATTCAAATAATGAACATCAAAATACTAAAATTTATAAAGCGTAAAAACTCAGCTAGTAAAGAACAAATCCTTAAAAGATTTCCAGACCATAAACACCAAACACTCCATAGACTAGAGCAAATGTCCAAACCAAAAGGTTTAAGATTCACACCTCAAGAAATACAAAAACAATATCTTCAAGAAACATACAAAGAATCAAAACCAGACGCATTTGGAAATGTTCGTATTATTTACACTGGAAACTACTCCCTAACCAAATATGGATATACCTACCTTGAAGATTACGTCCTTTTTGAAAGACGTGATGTGATAAAAGAATTTGTCCGTTCATTTCTATTTCCGTCCTTGGTAGCTTTATTAGTAAGCGTTCTAACAAACCTTCTATTTTCTTAAAAAATAATTAACCAATAAAGAGACAGCCAAGGCTGATAAAATAGGAGCAATCCAATCCATAAAAAACCAAAAAAACTCACTACCAATCCACATCAGCCTTTCTTCCATTCTTTCAATTCCACCTTCTTTAATTTCCTTAAAAAAATCCTTTAAAAATTTCATAAGCCCCTCCTTTCTTTTTCTCCATCTTTTTTTACACCACCAAATTAAATCTCCATAACCCCCCAATCTGCTATAATAAAACCAGAACGCAATATCCAAACCTATAAGCAAACCATTTAAACAATTGCGTTAAGATTAAATACAAGGGCACGAAAGTGCTCTTTTAAATTCCTAGCAAATAATATTAATCTCCCCAAAAGATAAAATAATATTATGTTTTTCCCTTAAATCATCTAAATCCTCAACAGCCTTTTCAAACTCTTTAATATCTCTAACCCTAAGTTCATCAACTACAATGACCTTAGGCTCATCTCTATTCTCTTTATTATCTAAAATCTTATCCTCCATAAATCCTCCTTTCCTCTGTCTTTTTTTCTCTACCAAAAGAAATCTCCATAATTTAATTTATTTCAATTTAACAAAGGATATTTGCTTAGTATCTTTTAAAGTTACTTTTCTGTCAAAAAAAATCCACATAGGATCTTCTATGTCTAAAAAATCAATCATTTTATCAATATCATCTGATCCAAATATTCCATTTTTTAATTTCGTATTAAAAGTTTTTTCAGACATATCTAAGTAATCTGCAACATCTTTTTGAGTTTTTCCTTTACTTACAATAATTCCTTTCAATTCATCTCTTCTCAAATACATCACTCCTTTCAGTAACTTATTAAGTTATTTATATAATACAATGCTTTTTGTAACTTGTCAAGATATATTTTACCTTTTCTTTTACTTTTTTGTTGCTTTAAAAGTTTTTTTGTTGTATTATTTATATAAGAGGTAAATATTATGAAAATAAATAAAGGAAATATCATTAAAAATTTAAGAACAGAAAGAAATTTAACTCAAGAAGAAGTTGGTAAAATTATAGGAGCTAGTAAACAAACTTTACATAAGTATGAAAATGGAATAATAACTAATATTCCACAAAATAAAATTGAAGCTCTAGCCAATCTTTTTGATGTATCTCCATCTTATATTATGGGTTGGGAAAAGGACAAAACCGACCTATCAAATATACCTGGAGTAATACCAGTAAAAAAAATAATAAAAATCCCCATACTAGGACACATCCAGTGTGGAAAACCAGTAATGTCAGTAGAAAACTACGAGGGATATTTCCCAGCAGACCCAGAAATAATAAACTCAGACTTCTGTCTTTACGCTGATGGAGATTCAATGATAGATGTAGGCATCAACGAAGGCGATTTAGTATTTTTCAAACAAACTCCCCAAGTGGAAAACGGAACAATAGCCGCAGTTTTTGTTAACGATACAACCACCCTAAAAAGATTCTACAAAAAAGAAAACCAAATAATCCTACAACCAGAAAATAAGTCTTACTCCCCTATCATAATAAGAGAAGGGGATGGACAAGATGTTAGAGTCCTTGGAGAAATGGTTGGAATGTATTGTAAGGGTAGTAAATAAATGTTTGAAATTATAATGGAGAAATAAAAATGAAAAATATAAGAATAAAACATATAATACTATATTTAATTGGAGGTTTCTTTGTAACAGCTATAATAAGTGGTATTAGTGAAAATTTAGGAGCTATATTGCTTTTAATATATTTAATATCCATACCTATATTAATATTTATATATATTAAAAACAAACTTCCAGAAAATACTAAAAATAATTTAAAAAATTTACTAAATAATCTAAGTAATAATCAAAAAATGAATAAAAATATAAATCAGCCTACTTTCCAAAGCGATTATAATTATTTTGAATTAGTTGGAACATATTATTACACAGAAAATTTAGAAGATTTTTAAAAGATCATGAAAATCCATACTGGAAAAAATTAGATAAAAGTAATTTGAGTAGAGTCTATAAATACCACAGATTAAAAGACCAACTTATTAAAATAGAAAGAGAACCAACAAATAAATATGATAAAAACGCTGTAAGAGCTGCTATCCAAGGAAAAACCATTGGTTATATTGCACATGTTGATAAAGAAAGATTTTTAAGACAAGCAAGATTGCCATATTTTGTAAGAGCAGATATATCAGGAGGACCTTGCAAAGATTTAGATCCTTTTACAAATAAATATGGTCCTACAGAAAACTACGGTTATCATATAAGATTTTATATTTAAATGAATAATAATAATAATAAAAAAGACTCCCCCACCGACCAAAGTTAGGAAGTCTTTAAAACAAAAGTGCAGAATTTATCTGCACTCTTATTATACCAAAAATAGGAGAAAAAATGAAAATAACAAAATACCAAAAACAAAATAAAAATTTTTACAAATTTCAAGTACGATTAGGCGAAAAAGTAACCACAAGAGCAGGATTTAAAACAAGAAACGAAGCCATCTTTGCATACACAAAACTACTAGAAGAATACGAACAAGAACAAGAAGGAAACATATCCTACCAAAAAATATACCAAGAGTGGCTAGAAATCTACCAAACAAAAGTAAAAGAAACAACCTACGAAGCATGCACAAGCATATACGAAATACATATACTACCAATATTCGGACAAACAAAAATCCAAGAAATTACAGTCCAAGATTGCCAAAAATTTGCCCTATCTCTAAAAGACTACGTTAAAGGAAAAGAATACTTTGGATATGCAAAAAGAATAATAGACTTTGCCATAAAAATGAACTACACCAAAAAGAATCCCTTTAATAATGTAATCTTGCCAGAATTCAAAAAAGGCAAAAAGCAAATAAATTTTTTAACCATAGAAGAAGTAAACACACTTTTAGACTATTACAAAAATAATCAATATTGGTACACCTTATTTAGATTAATGTGTTATACCGGATTAAGAAGAGGAGAAACATTGGCCCTAACTTGGGAAGATATAGACTTTAAAAACAAAACCCTAACAATAAACAAAACCCTAAGCATAGGAGAATATAAAAAAATAGTCCTATCAAGTCCAAAAACAGAAAGCTCTATAAGAACCATAGACCTAGACGATAAAACAATTCTAGAACTTCAAAAGCTAAAAATTCAATCAAAATATAATCTTATATTTCCAAATAAAAAAGGAAAATACTCCAGACTTTCCAACATAGCCGACAAACTAAACCAAGCTACAAAAGAAACAAGCATCAAAAAAATAAGAGTCCACGACCTAAGACACACCCACGCAAGCCTATTATTCGCAAGTGGAGCAAATATAAAATACGTTCAAACTAGACTTGGCCATACCGATATAAAAACAACCTTAAACATATACACACACGTCACAAAAGATACAAAAGAAAAAGATTTATCCAATTTTGTAAAATATATGGAAAACAAAGCATAA